GATATATCACAAGTTTTATATCATCCACAGTTACCACTTGCACAAACTGCTGCAATGGAATATAATAATGCATTAGATATGCCTTATGGTGAAAATACTATTGTAGCTATCATGTGTTATACGGGGTACAACCAAGAAGATAGTCTTGTCTTCAATAAATCAGCACTTGATAGAGGATTATTTAGAGCAGATAGTCTAAAAAAATATCATTCAGAAATAGTTAAGAATCCTTCAACATCACAAGATGATATATTTACAAAACCTGATCCAAATAAAGTAACAGGTATGAAACAAGGTAATTATTCTAAATTAAATGAAAAAGGATTTATACCAGAAGAAGAACAAATTACAAATAGTGATATTATGATTGGTAAAGTTTCACCAATTCAACCTACTGGTAATAATAATAAAGTCTATAAAGACAGTTCAGAAATTTTTAAATCTAATGTTAACGGTGTTATTGATCGTGTACATACTGGTATTTATAATTCTGATGGTTATGAAATGTATAATGTTAGAGTTAGAATGGAAAGAACACCTGTTATTGGAGATAAATTCTGTCAAAAAGGTACGACACAAGTACTAACTGATAAAGGTTGGATTGAACTTTCCAACATAAATATAAATGAACATAAAGTTGCAACTTTTGATATTAATAATAATTTAATATATATTAATCCTTCTGAAAAATTTGAATATGATCATGATGGAGAGATGTATTATTACAAAAATAAACATATTCATATTGATTGTACATTAAATCATAAACTTTATGTCAAAAGCAGAAGATCGAAAAAATATGAACTAATAGAGGCAAGTAAAGTAATGGGTAAAATGTATAAAATGAAAAACAATATTACCAATTCAAATAGAAATATTGATAATATTAAAATAAATGATAAAGAATATAACACAGATGATTTTTTACGATTCATTGGTATGTATATTTCAGATGGTAATATAAGTAATAATATTATTTATATATCATGTATAAAAGATAGAAAAGTAAAATATTGTAAAGATTTTCTCGATAAACTTAAAATAAAATATGTTTATTCAAAAGATGAAAAATATACAATTAATGATAAAGAATTGGTTAACTTTTTTATTAATGAAATAGGTAATGGAACTTTAAATAAAAAAATTCCAAGCTTTGTATGGGATTTATCTAAAAATCAATCTAGAATATTAATTGAATCATTACTTGAAGGTGATGGACATAATGATAAAAGTGGATTTTCAAGATATGGAACAATAAATTTAAATTTAGCTAATGATATTAGTAGACTAACATTTCATTGTGGATGGTCAAGTCACATTAAATTAGCAGAAAAAGCTGGCAAACAATCATTTGGTACAAGACAACTTGGTATTAGAGCAGGAACAACAGTTAACATTGTACAACAACATGATTATTATAAAGTAAGTATAATTAAAAATCATAATGAACCATGGATTAATAAAAAAAATAATGAATCTAATGAAGAAAAAATTTATCATTATAAAGGAAAAGTATATTGTATAGAAGTTCCCGAATCTCATGTTTATTATATGAGAGAAGATACATTTTCTCCACCAATACTAATTGGTAACTCAAATCGTCACGGTTAACTTTTTTGGCCGTAGTGATGCCAAAAGCATTGCTAGTCTGCAGGTAGCAGGCGAAGTATTCGAATTGCGGGAACATCCCAAATATCAAATAAATTGATATGCAGATTAATACTACTAAATTTATATAGAAATATATAAATGGTTTATGTTAACAACATAAAGTATAGTAAAAAGGTATTAGTTAATTGAGGGAAAATCCGCAGCCAAGCTCCTACACATTTTTAAAATGCATGGAGAAGGTTCAACGACTAAGTGGATACTGGGTTTTACATTTTATATGTATTGCCTCAAGATATAGTCTAGTCCCACAAGAAATTGTGTCATAATGTGTAGTCTTATATATCCTACCAATTCTTAAAAGAATGATATATATTGCGAAGTTATGAGTTTAAAATCTAATTAAATAGATTTTTTATGGTAGTAAAGCAAAAAGGAACATTAGGTATCACACTACCCCAAAAAGATATGCCCTTTACTGAAGAAGGTATGATACCAGATATTATTATGAACCCTCATTGTTTTGCGGGTGAAACATTAGTAAGTTTACCAAATGGTTTAGCAAAAAGAATTGATGATTTTAGTGAACAAGGTTTAGAAAAACTATGGTCTTATTCAGAAGATTACAAAGGTATTAAATCATCATTTTCATTAGGTTCACAATACAGTGGAAATAAAGAAACAATTAAACTTACATTAATAGATGGACGTGAATTAATTTGTACACCAGATCATAGATTTAGAATTTTCCAAAATGGTGAAAATATTTGGAAAGAAGCAAAAGATATTGAATATGATGATAAATTAATAGTTGGTCCAATTGGAACAGAAGATATAAATTATGGTGATGAAAAAGATTGGTCATTAAAAATGGGAACTTATGAATTCAATTATAAAGATGACGCAAATAGAAATAAAACTTTAGCATTTGCAAGATTATTAGGTTATATATTAACAGATGGAACAATTTGTAATACTAGAAATACAATTGTATCAAGACTTTGCATGGGATCAACTATTGATTCAGAAAGTATATTAGATGATATTGAATTAGTAACTGGAAAGAGACCAAAAGTAACAGATACAAGTTCACAAAAAACTCATGCAAATACCTATAATATTTCATTACCAGATAATTTTTCAAAATCTTTAGGTACATTAGAAAATATTACAATTGGAAGAAGAACAAGTCAAGAAGCATCTTATCCATCATTTATAAATCATAGTCCTAAATCATTTATTAGAGAATTTTTAGGCGGATTATTTGGTGGTGATGGATGGGCACCATATTTTAGAACATCATCAAAAAATACATTTACAAATGTGAAATTTTCTCAATCAACCAGTAAAGAGCATGAAAAATCATTAAATGATACTATGAATATTATTGTTGAATTACTTGGTAAATTTAATGTTGAAGCTGAAATTATTAGAAATCGTGATTATAATAATAGTGATAAAGATATGGTTAGCATAGAATTACAAGTTAAATCAAATGAACAATTTAGAAAAAATATTGGTTTCAGACATTGTATTCAAAAAATACTTAGATTAGAAGTAACATGTGCTTATGAAAACTATTGCGAACAAGTTAAAAAACAACATAATAATATGATTACAAAAGTTAATGAATATATGGGTTTAACAAATAAATTAAATAATTTCAAAGAATCACCAATTCAAATAGCTTTAGAAAAAGCAAGAAATGAATTATATGCTAATTGTAAACCATTAAATGAATATTATTCATTATTAACACCAACATTAGCAAATAATAGAAGAAGATCTAATAGATCATCAACATGTAACGTTTTTGATTATAAGTATATGATGAATGCCAAAACATTTATAGAATTATGTAATTGTAATATGTGGTTTGAAAAACATACATATATTAATGATAGAGAATCATCAGTTTTACCTAATTTCAATTTAACTTTATTGAAGAAGGAAGCATATAATAAAATTGATGTTTATGACGTTGGTGTACGATGTTATCATAGTTTTTTTGCAAATGGTACAAATGTTCACAACAGCATACCATCGAGAATGACGTGTGGACAATTAGTTGAATGTTTATCATCTAAAGAAGGTGCTATATCAGGACATTTTGTAGATGGTACACCATTTAATGATTATGATGTACGTAAATTACCAGAATTATTACAAAAACTTGGTTATACACCTAATGGTAAAGAAACAATGTATTGTGGTATGACAGGTAGAAAAATGGATGCACAAATCTTTATAGGTCCAACATATTATATCAGATTAAAACATATGGTTGATGATAAAGTACATGGAAGAGCACGTGGTCCTAGACAAGCTCTAACAAGACAACCCCTTGAAGGTAGATCTAGAGATGGTGGTTTAAAAATTGGTGAAATGGAGAAGGATGCCATGGTTGCTCATGGTATGGGTCAATTCTTAAAGGAGAGAATGATGGAGACCTCAGATATCACAAAAGTTTATGTTTGTGATGATTGTGGTTTATTTGCATCTAAAGTAATAGACAAAGATTACTATGCATGCAAAGCTTGTAAAAATACTACAAGAATTAGTGCTGTGGTTATACCTCATGCATGTAAATTATTATTCCAAGAATTAATGGCAGTAAATATTTTACCAAGAATTAGAACAGAAAAAACTATTTATGGTTATGATGTTTAATTATAACTAAAAAAAAAAATATAGCTTTTATTATATATGAATATTTGTATAAAAGATATATACCTAATTATTTTATCATTAATTGTTTTATATTTATTTTATTCAAGAATATATGAAGAAAAATTTCAAAATACAACAACTGGTTATCAAGCTGATGTTGAAGCTATAAGAAATTTATCTAGTATTGCTTCACAATTAACAACTAGTAATAATTTAACAATGCCAGGTGCATTAAATATTACGGGATACTTACGTACAACTGGTGCTACTAATGCTGTTCCTACAATTATTGTACTTACTTCAGGTTCAAACATTAATTGGATAATACCTAGTGGAGTTTTTAGATGTAAAGTAACTTGTATAGGTGCAGGTGGAGGTGGTGCAGGTGGAGTTAATTATAGTAAAGGTGGTGGTGGTGGAGGAGGTGGTCTTTGTATCAAAGTATTTAATAATCTTACTCCTGGAGGTAATGCTACATATACTATTGGTGTTGGTGGTGCTGGTGGTGATGGTGCTAATTGGGGAGCAGCTGGTGGAAATACTAGTTTTACATGGAGTGGAATAACTATTACTGCAAATGGTGGAGGTAGTGGTCAATACAGAAATGGTACAAATGAGCATTCACCATCTGCAGGAGGAGGTGACGGTATAAATGGAGATATTAATATAAAAGGTGGTGGTGGTAGTTGTGGTCATACTATTAGAAAATCTTCTTTAAATGGTATGTCATATGGTGGTAATTCACCACTGGGATATGGGTTTGGTGGTGTTGATCCTGTTTCAAATATGGACGTAGCAGCTAATGGTAATAATGGTACTGGTTATGGTGGAGGTGGTAGTGGTGGTTATGCTGCGGGTGATGTAAAAGGTGGAAATGGCTCAAATGGTGCAATAATAATTGAATACTAAATAGTAATAATTTTAAATCATTATATTTAAAAATTCTCAACACAATATTTTTATAAAAAAAATATAGCTTTTATTATATATGAATATTTGTATAAAAGATATATACCTAATTATTTTATCATTAATTGTTTTATATTTATTGTATTGCAATATATTTAATTTAAATAAAGAAGGATTTCAATCATCATAAACTGGTAATCAATCATCAACAACTGGTAATCAATCATCAACAACTGGTAATCAATCATCAACAACTGGTTATCAAGCAGATATTGAAGCAATTAGAAATTTATCTAGTATTGCTACACAATTAACAACAAGTAATAAATTAACTATGCCTGGTGCTTTAACTGTTACTAACGATTTAACTGTTGGTGGACATACATATATTGGAAAAGATAAAAATTTTATATTAGATGGAGATAATAAATGGATTTTCCATACACCTGATGATGGTAGAAAAATATTATATTTAGCTCCGTGGAATGGTAAAGATGATTGGAATTGGAGTAAACAATTTACAATTGATAATAATGGTAATGTAAGTTCAGCAGGTAATATAAGTTCAGCACAGGGTCATAAAATAGGTAACTCTTGGGATGGTGTATCATCATCCATAACTGATTCTAAATATGATACTAATAGTTTATGCATTGTAGGACAAGGTACTTCTCCTAATAGAAAAGTTACAATGTGGGATCAACTTAAAATTTATGGTACTTTTTGTATTGGCGGAACATGTATTGATGAAACTCATTTACAAATGTTAACAGGTGCAAGGGCTATGCAGTTTTACCATGAAAGTGGTACATGGACTGATAGAATGGACTTGCATTATGTACATGTTGCAGAAGGTGCAAAGATAGTCAAATGGACTACTGGTGCTAACTTTAAGTTATTTAAGAATTAAAATGAATTAAAAGTTAATTTATAATTTTATTAATGGAAAAAGTTTGTAAATTTTATATTAAAGGTAACTGTAAAGAAGAATCATGTAAGTTTAAACATGTTGATAATGTTTGTAGAAACTATTTTTTTGGAGAATGTAACAAAGAAAATTGTAAGTTTGATCATTCTTATAAAATAAGTAATAAAGAAAATAAACTTGATAACAAAAAAAAACATAAAAAATTTGTTAATACAGAAAATTATGAACCATCATATAAACCACATGATATGGTCGTTAAATTAATTTTAAATAAAGATGATACAAATAGTTTATCAGAAAGAGATGTATTTTTATGTCCAAATATTTTTACTAATAATGATTATTATAATACATTATTACAAGAAATAAAAAATATAGGTAAGAATGATATTTTGAAACTATGGCATGGTGACACCCATTATATTGTTGATGATCATATTAATTGGAAACAATTATGTCCAAAATTTACTGAAATTATAAATATATTAAAAGAATATTTTGGTATTGATGTTAAAGCAACAAGATTTAATTTATATGAAAATAGTAATCATTTTAAGCCATATCATTTTGATGCTGCAGCATTTGATGAAGAAAAAGCAAAAATACAAAATATAACAATAGGTGTTTCATTTGGTGCAACAAGAGATATTGCTTTCGAACATGCTAAAAGTAAAAACACAATTTCATTTCCATTAATTAATGGTATGGTTTATGGTTTTTCTAAACAAGTAAATATTGATTGGAGACATGGTATACCACAAATACATCCAGATAATTTTAGTAATGATGGAAGAATAAGTATTATTGTTTGGGGTTATAAAAAATTAATTAAATAAAAAAAAATAAAAAATTATGATAAGCAATTTTACTTTTACAAATGTTCATATTATTATAGGAAAGATTATACTGTTTTTTCAAAAATTTTTTTTATTTTATCTTCTTTTGGTTCTCTATTTTTAATTCTTTTTAAATTTACTTTTTCTACTGTTAGTCTTGCTTTATTCATATGTTCTAAAATATCAAGTGTTTTCTTTTCATCTTTAAGAAATTCAAAAATTGACTTATGAATAATATCTTTTTTAAGAGGTGTTTGTGATTTTAATACATTTTTTTTAAGTTTACCATCAGATATACCAATTGTACTTTCTTCCATTTTGTCTAATTCTTGTAAAATTACTACTTCATGTTCTTTTTTCTCATTTTTTAATGTTTTAATTTCATCATTTAATTTTTTTATTTTATCATCAATTCCAACCCAATTTTTAATAGAATCAATAAGCTCTTTAGTAGGAACTTTATTATCTTCAGACATTATTATAATAAAGAAATCATTTTTCTAAATATTTTATAATTCAAAATTGTACGTTTATTTTTTCAATAAATTTACATTTTGCAATATTATTTTTTATTGACCATTTAAATTTATATGCATATATTTCAACACCTTTATCAAATGCTTCTTTTAATTTTTCAGCATAAATTTTATCTTTACGATAATTTGGACTAAATATATCTGCATCACTTCTTTGAACTATAAAAACCAAACTAACTCTAAAACCTTCTTTTTTTAATTTTATTAAATCTTCAATATGTTTATATGCTCGATCACTAATACACATATTTTTTGAATTTTTATAACCATCTGAAAAAGTTGCAGTTACAATATTATCATTTGTTTCAACTAATGGTACATTTTTAATTTCAACATAAAATTTTTTTTCATTTTTACTTAATAAAAAATCTAAACGACTATTATGAATTTTAACTTCTTTTTTTTCAATTTCATAATCTTTAAATTCATTAAATTTATTATAAAACTCAGAAAAAATTTTATTTGCAAATAATGGATTAGCACCAATCAAAACTTTATTATTTTCAACTAATTCAATTGTATATTTTGATTTTCGACATTCATTTTTACATTGTGAAACAAAAACAATAACATTCTCTTTTATTAAACCACATAAACCCAAAGATGGACTATGTGCAAGTTCAATATTATTTTTTATTTCAATATCTGCCATATATGGTGATTTTACTTTTTTTGAAGGTCGATTTATTATTTTTGCTTTATTTATTTCTATTTTCATATTATATACTTTTATAAAAAATATACTATTTTTATAAATAAATTTTATAAAATTAGTAGAATACACTATTTTAACATAATGGCTTCAAATTGAAATCGGGTTCGTAAGTCGAATTATTCCATGGTGAAACGATAAATTTAGGATTTGGAATAGTACCTCTGATGTCATATGATGCATTCTTTAATGATTCACCAACAGTGTTAATACCAATAATGTATTTTTCAGTATTAATTAATTTATCATCATTTAATTGATATTTAGCTAAACTAAAATCTGTTTCGAACCATTCATCATTAACTTGTTTTGGTAAGAAATCTTTAGCATTATATTTATCAACATTGTTTTTCTTAAAATCAACCATATCAGGTTTAGCTCCTGGAGGTAATGGTGGCATAAAAGCTGTAGTTAAATCAGTAGCACCATAGTCATAATCTTCATCATTAGGATCAAAGTTAGCAACAGAAGGTATATCATTAGCTGTTAATTGAACATTAGAATTATTAACCATTTGTGATGCAACAGGTTGTGATTGTATTAGTTCAGGTTTTTGAAGGACAGGAATATCATTTTTAGGTTCAAAAAGTGTTGGAACTGGTTTTTGTTGTGGTGCTTCATTGATTATTTCAGATAAAATACTTTGGGATACGATAGGTTCAGATGAATCTAATGCTGGAAGTACTGGAATAGGTAATGATGAAGAAACAGGTAATACATTATTTTGCATTTGAACTACAGGAACTGGTTCATAAACAGCAGGTGCTGATTGTTCCATAACTGTTTCAGATTGTTGAGGAACAAAAATTTGTTGAGGTAATTCTGGAACAGGTAATGATCTTATAGATTCATATTCATTACTTTGTATTTGATTATCAGGTTCTTCTAATACGTCTTCATAATTCATATCATCACCATCACCAGTAATCTCAGTTTCTAAATCATTAAAATTTTCAGTTTGGCTTTTTCCTGTAAATCCTTCTGGATTAAGTAAAAAGTAAATTGCTAAACCAATTAAAATTAGTAATAAGATTGAAGATACTTGATTATCGCTAGCCATATTATATATTTAATCTTAGAAAAAAATTTAAAGATTTTATTTTATCTTAAAACCAAAAAAAAATCTTTAAATAATATAATCAATAATAAATATTTACTTATAAAAGATTTTGTTTTGATACTCTTTATATTAAAGAAAAATTAAAGTACTTTGTTTAATAAATTATTGAATAAAAAAATCAACTTGATAATGATGATAATACACAATGAAATTCAGTAAAATTTAATTCAAATATTCATAATCATTATTTATAAAAAGTAAATGGTTTTTATAAAAAATCATTTTTATTAATTGTTATACAATTTTTATCATTTGTTAAATATTTTTGTAAAAATGATATTGAAGATTCATTAAGTATATCCATATTTTTAATTATTTTATTTGTACTTGATAAATTATTGTTATCAATAATTTTATCAGAATAATCAATTTTTACTATTTCAAAATTTAAATTATTTACTAATAAATAAATTAATAAATTAGAAATATTACTTGGTAAATATAAAATATTATCTTTTATTTGACTATTATATAAATTGATTAAAATATCAAATGTATTTATAAAATTTAATATATAATTAATATTTATACATAACATTCCTTTTGATTTATAAATATATTTAATCGTTTCATAATATTCTTGACTATTGTAAATAGTTTCTTTTAATTTATTTATATTTATTTCACAATATTTTATTATTTCATTACAATCATAAATTATTATATTTATTTTATTTTTAAAATAATTAATATAAATATATTCTAAAGCTATTTTTATATCTTTTTTAATTTTTTTTGGTATTTTTCTTTGAACTATTAAATTAAGTTCTATAATTAATTGTGTTAAATCATAGATAAATAATTCTATAGTTCCTCTATTAAAATATAATGTACTTTCATATTTTTTTACAAAATTTATCAAGGTATTATATTCTGTTAAATTATAATTATAATTAATAAATGTAATATTTCTTAATATTGATTCATTATTTTGTATTTTTATAATCTCATCGTGATAATTATATTTTTTATTTTCATCTAAAACTTGAAAATAAGGTAAAAAAAAATTATATTTAATCTCTATTTTTTTTAGATTATTCATTAAATATAAATTAATATCAATATTTTCATCATTTGCTTCGCATACAAAGTTATTAAAATTATTAATATCAAATGTCAAAATATTTAAACAAAAATTTTTATTTTTTAATTTAATAAAATTATTTATACCATTAATGTTTATTTTTTCATTCATTTAAAATCTTTGAGAAATTAATTATGACATATTTATAGGAAAATTAAATAAATTAATACATTGGTGTGGTTCATCTAAATCATTTGTATTATAAATATAATTAGTTAAATTATAATATTCTTTACTATTTTTAATTATTTTTTCTAATTCTTTTATATTTTTTATTTCATTTGATAAATAATAAATATTTGTTATTTCAAAATCAAAGTATTTTACTAAAAAATATATTGTTAAAGATAAATGAGAAAGACCTGTATATATAATGCTTTTTTTGACATATTTTTTATCTAATATTCTCCTAATTAAATAAATATCAGATAATTGAAAAATATTATAAAAAGTTCTTGATATTAATACCATTTTTTTCTCTATTTCAAACATAATTTCTAATTTAAAATCATTACTTAAATATTTATTTTTTATTGTATCGTAGTTAGTGTATATATATTCAAGTAACTCATCTATTATATTAATTGTTTCATTATAAAATATTTTTTTAAAATATGTATTAATTATATTTATTATTTTTTTTTGTATTTTTTTATTTTCATATTTTAAATATATTTTTTGTACTTTAGTGTTTTCACTATTTTCATTAATATTTTTTATAAAATCATTGATATTTGTTTTAATCATATTTACTATATTAATTATATTGTCGATATTTTCAAATATTAAAGAAAATTCAGGAAGATTATTAATCAAATCAATAATTTTTAGAAATTCTGGAAATTCGCTTCTAAAATCAAAGTAATGAAAATTAAAATTTGAATATAATTCTGATTTTATTATTTTATTATTAACAAAATTTATATTTTTACTAAAGATTTTTCTTATATTATTAATATATATATCATTGATATCAACATTAAAATATTTTATTTGATCAATTGTTTGTTCAATAAATAAATCATAATTATTTTCTGTATTTTCTTTCATAAATTTAATTAAAAATTGATCAAAATTTATAGAATCATACTCATTATTATTCGTACATTTTCTCTGATTATTAATATCAAAATGTATATCTCCAAATATGTAAATTATTTTTTCTCCATTTGTTAATCTAATAACATTATTAGGACCATTAATTAAATATTTTTTTGTTAATTCCATTATTATTAAATTATAAAATAAAAAACTATTATAATAATGAAATACAAAGTTACATTTATTCTTTAATAAATCAACTTTCATTTAGTGGGGTGGTTCATTTGATGCATTATAAATTTAATATATCAATATTATTCATAAAAAATATACAATCTGTTAAAGATTATATTTAATAAAAAATTGAAATTATTAATAATTCTATTAAATTAATATTATTATGAATAAAATTTTAGATAAAGTTCATCCTGATTGGATATCATTTTTTGAAGAAAATAAAGAATCTCTTAATGATATTTTAAGTAAAATTGATTATGAAAAAGAAGTTATATTTCCAAAAAAAAAAAAAATATTTAAAGCATTTTTCTATACATCACCTAAAGATATTAAATTAGTATTATTAGGTCAAGATCCATATATTAATAGTGAAGTTATAAATGATAAAAAAATACCACAAGCATGTGGTTTGTCATTTAGTGTTCCAAAAACTCATAAAATACCACCATCCCTTAAAAATATTTACAAAGAAATAAAAAATTGTTATTTTGATTACAAAATTCCAAATAATGGTGATTTATCTAGATGGATAAAAGAAGAAAAAATCTTATTGCTAAATTCTGCATTAACAGTTTTAGAAGGTAAATCAAATAGTCATGCGAATTTATGGGGCAAGTTTACAGATAAAATTATTGAATATATTTCAAAAGAAAATGAAAAAACAATGTTTTTATTAATGGGTAGTTTTGCAATTAATAAAGCAATATTAGTTGATTTGAAAAAACATCAAGTATTTTCATGTGTACATCCATCACCTCTAAGTGCTCATAAAGGATTTTTTGGTTGTGGAATTTTTAAAAAAATAAACGATTATTTAATTAGTATTAATTTAGAACCTATTAATTGGTAGCTTATTATATAAATATAACTTTAAAATATAAAAATTTGAAATTTATTTAAACAGAAAACTAGTCTTTACTTTAAATGAGTTTAGACGAAAAATATTTAGATTTATCAGAAGAAGAGATAGATAATTTACTATATGGATTAGACTTGAATAAAAAACAAGATCAACAAGAACTAGAAAATTTGTGTATTTCTTGTAAAAGTAATAAATTAGTTATAGATAATACTAAAGGTTATTTAGTGTGTCAGGACTGTGCAGTTATTAATGAAGAATTTTTAGATAAAAATCACGAATTTAATGGAGATATTAATGGGACATCGCGATACGGTTGTCCATCAAATTATTTTTTTCCAAAATCTGCATTAGGTACTAAGATTAGTTCAAAAGGTTTTAATAGATTAAGTGCTATTCAAAGGCAAGGACAAATGCCTTATAAAGAAAAAAGTTTAATGGAAGTTTTAGAAAGAATTCAATTAAAATGTAAAAAATATAATATTACACAAACCATTATTGATACTTCAAAAATTTTATATAAAAAAGTAAGTGAATGTAAACATACAAAAGGAAAGAGAAAAGGTAAAAATATGATAATGCGATGTATTAATAGAAGATCGATGATTGCTGCTTGCGTATTTCATGCTTGTAAATTACAAAAAGAACCACGGAGTCCTAAAGAAATTGCTGATATTTATGATTTAGAAATTAAACATGTTAATAAAGGTTGTAGAAAATTTTTAGACTATATTGATATTACAACAATTTTTAGTGAAATAAAAAGTTCACAAGCATCTGATTTTATTGAAAGATTTGCTAAAAAATTAAATATTGATAAGCAATATATTGATAAAGCTAAAGATATATCTATGAATATTAATAAATTAGGATTAGCATCTACACACGAGCCACCTTCTGTAGCGGCAGGTTGTATTTTACTAGTTGGGACAATGTATCATGTTGAAATTTCAAAAAAACAAATTTCAGAAATTTTTGGTATTTCTGATGTTACAATTTCAAAAACATATAGAAAAATTTATCCATATCACAAAATTATTATGAATAATGAAATAACTAATTTAATTTTAGAAAAGAAAAATAGTATAGAAAAAGAAGAAAAAATTATTAATGAAGATGAATTAATAATTACAGAAAAATCGACAGAAACATGTGATTCATCTTCTCAAGAATCAGATAGTGAAACTGAAGAAGAAATGGTTATTAAACCTAAAAAGAAAACAATTGAAGTTAAAATTTAAATTTTTTTAGTCAACTAATATTTTATCAATAAAGTCATCAATATAATCAACTAGTTCTATTTTAAAATTTTCATCAATAATATTATTATTTTTTTTTATAATTTCTTCCAAATCTTCTTTGTTTTCTTTTGAAACATATACTTGTGTTACACCTGCTTTTTTAGCACCAATTAGTTTAAATTCTAAACCACCAATTTTTGTTATTTTTCCTGTTAATTCAATTTCACCTGTCATTCCCACTGTATTTAATATTTTTTTACCTAATAACCTTGAAATAAATGCACTAGTGAATGCACAACCTGCACTTGGTCCATCTTTTGGAGTTGATGTTGATGGTGCATGAACATGAAAACCATTTTTAAAATTATCATGTAAGTATTTATCTAAATCAGTAATTTTATACTTATCTATATTACGTTTTATATAATCTAAAGCACATGTTAAAGAACATTGTACTGATTCTTTCATAACATCTCCTTGTTTTCCAGTAAATTTAATATCAAATGTAGTTCCATTAAAATTATTAAAAACTTGAATTGGAATAATACCACCATCGCCTAATGTTGTTGCATATAAACCATTAATAATACCAATATGATTTTTATCATTAATTTTAGTGTAATCAGATAAAGGTTTTAATAAAATTCTTTTTATTTCTTCTTCTGTCAAAATATAATCTGAATTTATTTTATTTAATAGTAGTTCTAAATTTAATGTTAAAAAGATTTTTTCTATTTTTCTTTTAATGTTTCTAATACCTGCTTCACTTGTATAATTTTCAATTATAAATCTTATTGTAAAATCATCTAATTGTGTCCATTTTTCATTAATTCCAATATTTGTTTTAAGTTCAGGTATTACATAATTTTTTACAATTATTATTTTTTCAAAAACTGTATAAGGTTTAACATTTATTTCACATAACCTATCAAGTAAAATTGGATCTACTTTTTCTGAATCATTATATGAAAAAATCATAATAACTTTGTCTAAAGGAAAATCAATACCTTGAAAAAATCTGTCTTGAAATGATTTATTCATATTTGGATCTGTTAAATGTATTAAAATACTTGAAATTTCATTAACACTACCATGTTTAGATGCTGTTTTATCTAATTCATCAAAATATAAAATACATCTTTCTTTACCCATTTCTACCATTTTTTTTACAATTAATCCAGGTTGTGAACCAGAATATGTATATCCATGACCATGTAATAATTCTCCATCATTTTGACCACCTAAAGTTATTTCTGCAAAAGGTATATCTAATGCTTTTGAAATACTTTTAGCTAATAGTGTTTTACCAACACCAGGTGGTCCAACAAACCCTAAAGGTCTACCACCACTATTTGGATTACTAATCCAATTAGCAATAGTTTGTAATAAGATATTTTTTGCTTCGTGATGACCATATGTTAGATTGTTTAATTTTGTACTAATATTTTCTAAAAATTCTATTCTTTTTTCAGTGTTTTCTAAAAATTCTTCATAGAATGTAATATTATTTTTTGACCATGGATATTTTAAAATATGATCAACAAATGTTTTTTGTTTAAAATATTCGTTATTTTGACTTTTCATTTCTTCTATTTTTTCTAATGCAATATTTTTAATATTTTGTGGTATGTCTTTATTTGATATGATTTGACTTTTATAATCAATATCTTCTAAATGAATTGATTTTATTTTTATTAGTTCATTTTTTATATTATTGTTTGATTTTTTTAATCTTAATTGTAAAAAAAAAGGTAATCTTTTTAATATTAAATTATATATATTAGGTGAATTGAATTTTTTTTCTTTAGTTACACCAAGTAGTAAAGAAGCAATATCACAATTATCATCATTACCTAACAATAATAAAAATATTATATTGTATAAATTATTAATTTGATTTCCATTTGATATAAAATTCTTCATAATGTTAATAAAAGATAATTTTACTAATTGATAATATAAATTATGTGAATTAATAATATGATCAATATATTCTTCTATTTTCATTGAATAAATATTACCTATGTAATCAAATTTCATAAATCTTTTTATAAAATCATTATCAATACTTGATTCATTAATTATCTCAAGTTCTTTTAATATATTCTTCTTTTTTTCATATAGTTTTGTATAGTTTATTTGACATGTTTTAATTATAGTTGATAATGAATCTATTTTAAAAATACCTTCTATTTTTATGTAACTATTTTTATCATTGATATTTTTGATCCATAATTCTCGTGTTAATTCTAATAAATCATTATCATTAAATTTCCTTGGTATTTTCCAAAAATAAAATAAATTATTATCCATTATAGTGGCATCTACTTTGTAAAAATTTATAGATAAAGGACAAAAAATATCATTGATTTCATTTAATAATTTATTTAATTCAGTGTTTTCATTTTTATAAAATAATTCTAATAAATCAATAATAGTTGAATATCCTATTTTTTTTATAATTTCTTTTATTTGTGTTTCTTCTTTATTAAATGGAATAAATTTTTTATCTATCAAATTTATTATAGGCGTAAATGTAACTAAAAGATTATTATCAATTTGATTATTTTCTTCCAAAATTATATTTAATTCAGGATCAATGTTTGTTTGTTCTTTGAATGTTGTTAGTAAATAACTATTATTTATTGAATTTAAATTTTTATTAATCTCATATAAATTACTTATATTTACATTTTTATCATTTTGATCTATTAAATAATTATTTTCCAAATAAATAATGTGATCAGTTAATTTTAATATTAAATTTGATATAAATTTGTATTTGTTTTGTAAAATTAATAATTTAAAATTTTTTAATTTTGCATTATTACTTTGCATGATTTAACTTATATTATATATTAAATTATTAAAAATGCAGTAGAAAATAATTAAAAAAAATATACTTAAGAAACCTACTTAAAAGATACGTAGACGCATTTAAAAAATTTATGGTGTGTTTGATTTAAAAATATAATATTATAATATTGTATATAAAATGGCTCCTAAAACTAAAAATACTAAACAAACTGAAACCACTGTTGTTGAAAAAACCGTTACACCTGTTGCACTTGTTCAAGAAGCTGGTGCAAAAAAACCTTCTACTAAAAAATCTTCCAAAGTAGAATCGAATGCTGCTCCTACAGTTGAACCTGTTGTAGCTAAAAAAGCTACTCCTGTTAAAAAAGCTACTGGTAAACAAGTCCCTGCTAAAGAAGTACCTGTTGAAGAAAAGAAAGCTGTTGCTCCTAAAAAAGCTGCTGCACCTAAAAAAGAAAAAGTTGTTGAAAAAGTAGTTGAAGCTGATGAAGAAGAAGAAGGTGATTCTAAAACTAGATCTTTTAAAGTTAAACTTCCAGGTGATGAAGGATTTACTGGTAGATTTACTGGTTTAACACCATATCAAGCTGCTAATAAAGCTCTTTCTAAACACTTTAGAAGTCTTGAAAATAATTCTGAAGCTGATGTTCTAGTTAATTTTTCAATTAGAGAATCTACTAGAGGATCTAAAAGACATGAATATAACTACAAAGGTTCTAGAATTAAACTTGACCAACCAATTACCTATACAATTAAATCTGATAATGGTGAAGCTAGAATTATTACTAAACAATATAAAAATCAACTAATTAAAGTTAAAAAAAATGCTGCTAAACAAGAAAATGTTACTGTTTAAAATAAATTAATTGATTTTAATAAAAAATTAATTAAATTACTTATTTTCATCATAATCAAATGCTATTTGCTCATTATTATATATTTCTTCACAATTTGAATTAAAATTTACTAATGTTTGTTCCCAATCTATATCTTCATCATTATTTTCTAACACATTTAATGTCTCCTCAATTAAATTAATTAAATATATTAATTTTTCTTCTGTAACAGAAATATTATTTAATTCTATTTCAGAACGTAAAAATAAACATAAATTTTTTAATTGTTCTTTATAATCAATATTTTCATCATTGTCTTCTAAATCTTTTATTATTTCTAATTTATCTATTAAGTATTCTTTTGTTATATTATTATAGTTTAGCTCATCTAATATTGGTTTTAAATACTCTTCCCATTCTGGATTTTTATTTAGCAATATTGTAACTTTTGTTAATAAATTTTCTTTCATTTCCTGGAAAATTATATATTCAACATCATCGCCTTTATTTTCTTCTTCGTAGTTTTGCACATTTGTATATGTACAATAATTTTCTTCTAGTTCTTTCAAAATATTAAGTAAAACTGTACTATTTGTAGATTCATCACACTTAGTTTCTAATTCTATTATATGTTTAATTATATCATCTTTCTTTGATGATTGTAATAAGTCATTTAGTTTTACATTATTTAATATAATTTCTATTTTTGTTTTAATTATATAAGTTCTATTTTTTATTAAAGTTTCTTCTTCATCTAATTCTTCATTTTGTTCAGCTATTTTTAAAATATTTTCTAATTCATCATCATTAAATATAGGAATATCTTTTATTAAAATATTTTTTTCTACATTTGATTTTTTATCTACAATAATAACATTTATTATACCGTTAGTATCTACTTTAAATGTTATATCTATTATTGGTTTACATGTTAATGAAACTTTATCAAATATAAATTCTCCAATTAATGTATTTTTTGATGCAACTTTTCTTTCACCTTGATATACTTTTATTTTAACTGATTCATCAAAAGGTGTGTCTGATGTATATTTTTGAGTTCTTTTTGCTGGTAAAGGTGTATTTTTAGGAATTATTACTGAAAATGTTCCATCAGATGTTTCAACACCAAGTGATAATGGAACAACATCTACTAATAATACATTAGTATTTATTTCAAACTTATTCTCACTTATTGCTCCATATAAACATGCTCCTTCTGATACAACAGATTCTAAGTTGGGATATAACCATGGATTTATTGTAAATATTTCTTTTATTTTTTCTTGTAAAATAGGAATTTTACTTGAATTTCCTACCATTACAATATACTTAATATCATTGTAATCATTTCTTATTTTTTCTAATATTTCTTGATATTCATCTATTATTTCATATGATAATCTTTGAAAAGTTTTATTATCAAAATCTAATAATAAATCTTCATTATTCCCATTATAATTTTTAAGTTTAATTTGATAATTATCTATATATGATAGTTTTTCTTTTGTATTTTGACATATATACCATAATATTTTTTTATTTTTTTCTAATATCGTTGGATATTTTTTTATAACATAATTATATATCAAATCTGTAAAATTATTACCTCCTAAATTATTTAATCCGGTACTGTGGATTACTTCAAAAAATCCATTTTCTTTCAATAATACTGTTAAATCTAAAGTTCCACCTCCTATATCTACTACTAAAATTCTTTCTTCATCTTCATTTATATTATTTAATCCATATGCTAAAGCTGCGGCAGAAGGTTCATTTATTATTTTTATAACATTAAATCCACAATTATTAAAAGCATTTTTAATTATTTCTCTTTGTTTATCGTTAAAATTCGAAGGAACTGTAATTACAGACTTAATATTATAATCATCTTTAAAATTTTTTTTTATGATTTTTTTTATATGATTAAAAAAATAAATTAATATATCATTTTCTTTTAAAAAAATATCATTGTGTTTTATATCATAATCTGAACCAATTTTTGTTTTAAAATTATTAAATAAATCATCAGAAACTAAAGGTAAATAGTTTCCAAAATATAATTTATTATTTTTTATTCCTATTTTTGATGGTATACTTTTATAAATCCCATCTTTTAAAATTTGCGGTTTATTATTTTTAAAAAATGAAACAACAGTGTTTGTTGTTCCAAAATCAATTCCTACTATCAAATCCATTATATATAATTAATTTTAAAATTAATTAAATATAACGCATATTATTTATTATAAAACTTTACTTTTCCATTTTTTAATATTCCGATTGATTCTAATAATTTTTTATCATTTAATTCAAAAATTTCATTAGTATCATTATTTAATAAATATTCAGTTAATTTATATTTTATTATTTCACAATTTTTTGGTTTCTTTTTTTTCTTATCTTCATTTACAACTATATTAGTTTTTATATCAGCTTCGGATTTAGTTTTTATATCAACTTCGGATTTAGTTTTTATATCAACTTCGGATTTCATTTCTATTTTTTTATCTAAATTATTTTTTATATTTCTAATTTCATTTTCAAGATTTGTAATAATAGTATCTTTTTCTTTTAATTGTTTATTAAAATTAAGCATTAATGATACTTTTTTTAAACTATTAAGTTCTTCATTCAGATCATTAAGACTTGCAATTAATTGATCATTTTTATTTTTAAAATCGTTATTTTCATTTTCTAAATATAATATGTAATCAAAAATAATTTTAGAATTCATTAGAATAAATTAATAATTTATTTTTATATATTTACTTTTTTTTACTTAATACAGTAGCTAATTTTTTAACTAATTCTTTTTTTGTAGTAGGTACACTAGTTGATTTAGTTGGTGTTACTGATCTCAAAACTGGTTTAGTTTTTGTACCTGTCGTTGCACTAGCTTTTGCACTTGATACAATTTTTGGAATTGGTTTTGATTGAACAGATACTGTTTTTAATTTAACAAGAACTGGTTTTGATTGTATAGGTACTGGTTTTGATTGTATTGGAATAGGTTGAGATTGTACAGGTACTGGTTTTGATTGTACAGGTACTGGTTTTGATTGTATTGGAATAGGTTGAGATTGTACAGGTACTGGTTTTGATTGTACAGGTACTGATTTTTTATTTTGTAATTGTTGCAATAATTTTAATATTGCGGATTTTTGTGAACTACTCATAGATTGTTTCATTGCAGATTCGGAACTAGAAATTATATTTGCTATTAATACAGGTTCTGGTTTTTTAACTACATATTGTATAGGAGCTGGAACAGGTGGTTCTGTACTAGATATACTTTGTATTGCTACTAAAGTACTTTGACTAACACCAATTTTAGTAAGTTCTTTTGTTGCTATATCTGATTGTAAAGGAATACCTGCAGAAACAAGTTGTTGTATGGTATTAATAGCATTTTGTGGTAAACCATTACTTACCATTTTTTGGATTGTATCATTTGATAAAATGAAAGTTGGTGTAGATTCTGTAACTACAACTGGCTTAACATTTGTTGTAATTTGTTGTGTGGTATTAATAACGTTAAGAGGTACTCCTAATTTGGTTAATTGTTCAATAGCTAATGTAGAATTTAATGGAATACCAATTGATACCATTTGTTGTATGGTTGGTATTGCTGTTGGAGGTATACCATTAGTAATTAAATCTTGGACTGTTTTTAATGGTAATTGAAGAATTGGTTCCATGCTAGATATTGGTATTGGTGTAACTGAACTTACAATTGTTTGAATATTATTTATTGTTGTTTGGTTTACGCCAATATTATTTAATTCTTTCAATGCAATAGGTGAATTTAATGGTATACCAATTGATGTAAGTTGTTGTATTGTATTTATAGCAGTTGGAGGTAAACCATTTGAAATCATTTGTTGAAGAACATATTTAGGTAATTCTTTTGGAACTGGTAAACTAGTAACAGGTATAGGAATAGCATTATTTGCTATTTGTATTAAATTTGCAAGTGATTTTTGAGGAACACCTGCATTAAGAAGTTCTTTAATAGCTTCAGGAGATGAAATTTTTATATTATTTGATGTTAATTTTTGTATAGTTGTAATAGCTGTTACTGGTAAACCAACATTTATCATATTAGATAATACTTCTATTGGCATTTCAACTGGTATATTAATAGTTGGTTTTGTACTTTCAATTATTATTTCTGGTAAAACAGATATTATTATTTGATTTGATTTTGTCGATAAATAATTTTCTGTTTCACTAGTAACTGCTTGAATAATACATACACCTGCTTTAAGTGCATATAACTTATTATCATTTATATAAACAATATTTTCAATTTGATTTTTTGAATTTACACTTGTTAATACTTTATAATAAACGTTTGCATTTTCACTTGGTGTTGTTGTTTTTAAGATATAAGGTATTAAACTTACTATAACATTTTCTAATTTATTTAATGAAAAATTAGTTTGTGGTATTTTAAAAATATCTATTTGTAAATTAGTTTCAATAGAATTATATAATTCATTACCATCTTTAACTGCTTTAATTATACATGAACCACTATTAATACCATATAATACATTATTAACTATTGAACAATTACTCGAATCTACAACACTATATTTAACTGGTGTATTTATATCGCTACCTTCTATACTCAAATTGATAGATGAATTAAAATTTAATTGATCAAGTGTTGAAAATTTAATTTCATTTTGATTATTTTTAATAACAGTTATTTTTATTGGAGCTGTTTTTGTTTCTAAATAATTTTTAGTTTCTGTAGTTATTCCCCTAATATAGCACGAACCTTCTTTTAATCCAAATAATGTATTTGATGCATCTATTTTACATACATCTTTACTTGAAGAATTAAATATTTCAAAACTAACACTTGGTTTTTCTGATGTATTATTAATAAATAATTTATAACCATTTTCTTTATCGATTTTTATTGTATAATCTGTTAAACCGATTATTGATAAATTTGGTTGATATATTTTATTAATGATTACATTAATTTTAGTAGATATATCATTAAATTTATTATTACCTTGTTTTGAAGCTGTAATAATAGATGTTCCTGAATTAATACCAATTAATACATTATTAATAATTTTAATATTGTTATTATTTGAAACATAACTAATATCATTTGTTTTATCAATTTTAACACTATCATTAAATTTAACATTGATTGTATCAGCTAGTTTTAATGGTGCTTGTTCTTTCTTTATAACAGTTATCATTATTTTATTTGTATTGTATTCATTATAATTATCTGTTTCACTAATTGTTGCATTAATATAACATATACCTTCATTAATTGCTATTAATTTATTATTATCTATTATACAAACTGTACTATTTTTAGAATTAAATTCAGATATTATTCTAAATATAACTTTTGCATTATCAATAACATTTAATACATTTAAATCATAAATATCATCTACATTAATAGTATTACTTGAATTTATATTTTCTAAAATTACATTTTTTTGTTCATTTTTAATAACGTTTATTATAAAATTTTTAATTAATTTATTTGTAATACTAGTTGCATTTTTATTTAATGTAACAACACACATACCTGCTTTAACACCAATTAAATTATTATTTGTTACAATACATTTATCATTATTTGATATTAATGATATTTCACTATTATCTGAGAAATCTAAATTGATAGAATCATTTACTTTTACAATATTTGTAGAATTTAATTTTATATCATTTGCATCATTTTTTAGAACAGTTACAATAAAACCATTAGTTTTTGTAGAAAGATAATTATTAGTTTCACCTAAAACAGCTGAAATATGACATGAACCACTAGATAAACCATATAATTTATTATTTTTGATATTACATGGCATTTGTGTTAGTCCTGATATTTTTTTTACAATAAAATCAATATTTGGATTTTCATTAATACCTATTATTTTTAATTCAATACCAACTTCTTCATTGATATATATTGTATTATTTATATTGATATTTTGAAGAATAACATTTTGTTTAATTTTTTGTACATTTACAACAAAATCTTTATAAATAATATTACTATTTAATCCATTTTTATATGCTGTTATTAAACATTTTCCTGATTTTAATCCATAAATAAAATTATCTTTAATACTACATTTATCGGATTTTAGGGTAAAATTAACTGGTTCATTTGAATTATTTGATATTACATTATATGATGTTTTTGAATTAAAATATAAAGGTCCTAATAATTGAATATCTAGAACATCAATTATAATTGTTTTTGCTATAATATTAATAGTATTAGTTGCGGTTTCTAAAAATTTATTGGTTTCTGTTAATATTGCTTTTAGTGTACATTTACCAGGTTTATAAGGATAAAATAATCCATCTTTTACATAACCATTAGTAAATTCATAATTTATATATGCATTATCTTTAACATTAGTAACAAATATTTTATAACCTACATCCGGTTTTATAACTATTTCGTTATTTATATTTAATTGTTGTAAAATAACTGATTGATATTTTTTATTAACAATTATATCAAAAGTTTTTGTTATTGGTTCATATATTTGATTTCCTTTAATATACGCAGATAATTTAGAAACACCGCCCGATATACCATATAATCTATTATTTACAACATAAGTATTATTATCTTCATTAAAAAATAATATATTATTTGTTGTTGAACCACCTGATACTTTTAAATCTATGAATGAATCAATTATTACATCTGTATTATCTATTTGAATATCATTTTGAATATTTCTAACTATATTTATGTCAAAAACAAATTCAGTTGCTAAATAATTATTTGTTTCACTTGATATTGCTTTAATTGTACATTTACCTTGATTTACAGCATATATACCATTATTAATTATACAAACATCATCTGAATATTCACCTATTGGATTGTTAGATAAAATTTGGTATGTTATCCTACTATCTTCTAATAAATTATTTGGTTTTATTTTTAATTTTTCTGTGGTATTAACAAAATATTTATCATCAATATTAAATATGAAATTTGGTTGTTTTATTTTATTTACTGTAATACTTATTTTTTTTGTTAATTCTTTAGTATCAGTTGTAGAAATTTTTGTTACATTTAAATAATAGTTACCAGCTTTTTTACCATAGATTATATTATTTTCT